TGTAATGCTTTAGGGTCAATGCCTAGTGATGCTTTAGAGAATCCTGTACGTTGGTCTCTTACTTGGTCAATATACTCAAGCATATTAAATCCTGCTGCACCGATTTGTGGAACAGCTAACGGCTGCACCATTCCCGGTGCTCTCATACGCACTATATTACCCGGTCTTGATGATAATAAGTCTTCTAAGTTTACCTGACCTTCCACAACACCAACACGGCTGTTATTAGTCAAATACATATTGTCTAATAGCTGTCTAAGGATTGTAGACTTAATTAATTGTAAGTCCTTAACCATTTCAGCAACAGAACGACCAATCATTCTGTGTGGCATTAATATCGGTGATAAAATGCAGAATGGAATATGGTCAAACGCATCATTCTCTAATATGAAGTTACCCTCACCAATAGACAAAACACGTCTTAACTCAGGTATACCATCGCCATCATAATCAGAACGAAGATACATCTCTGTAACCAAACATTCGTGCATTGTTGGGTCATTCTTGCTATCATGCCTTGTGCCTGCTTCCACATCTTGGAATCTCTGTTGCACTTCAGCTTCGTTGTCAATTTCGTTATACCCTGAATGAGCCAAAACAGTATCATAGTCATATCCTAAGTCTACAAGGTCACCAACCTTCATGCTTGAACGGTGAGCGACAAAGTCAGCAGTTTCTAATGATACAGAACGTCTTGAGAATAAAAATTCTTCAGGTGGTACGTTCATGATTTTTACACGACCGCTATTCTTACGTCTCTTAACTTCTACATCATAAGTGACCATTAATGGAATTTGACCTTCACCGGTCATTGCATCTTCAGCAATCTCTACTATGTCGTCCTCGTCCATGTCTTCTGACATTTCAGGGGCATCATCTGCAAGAACCCCGACTTCATTTACTGACTGTGATATAACTTCTATATCCGGGTCATCTAATAATAGAGTGAGTTCTTCTTCGCTAAGATTGTCGTAAGACTCCTCAACGGTCTGTATATTTTCTTCCCAAAAGACTTTTAATACACCGATTTTAAATAGTAGTGAATCCTTGAACCAATTATAGATATTCACAAAACCGTTGTTGTCATTATTAATAACATAGTTCACCAAGTCTGTTGCCTGTTCTGCAGGCTTAACATCTTCCGGCTGCCTTGCCACAAAATGTGCAAACTTATCAGATGATTGAAATACTTTCATCAACTGTGGCATAATATATTCGATTGTATCAGACACTTCTGTAGCGACTACTTGTGACCTGTTTTCGACCTCATTGCCAAATGGTTCACCCAAGTAATAGTCTAATGTTTCAGACCTATCGAGTGCATATTCCGTGTCATAATAATTGACAGCATCAACCATATGGTCATTGATGAGTGACTGAAATGTCTTATCGTCCATCTTTGCCATTTACTTACCTTTTTTCTTTTTCTTCTTAATTGCCTTTAAGTCAGCAGCAGTTATCTTTTTACGATTGCCCGCAACCGCAGCAAGACGTTTCTGTGCAGGACTGTATTTACTATAAGGCATAATTACTTCTTCTTTTTACCGTAAGAAGACTTTTTAGATTTCTTTTTCATTCCACTTTTTGCAGGTTTTGCTGTCATTTTTTTCATGTACATTTTCATAGCTATTCCTTTTCGCTTGGATAAATAATTTCGACACCGAGTCGTTTCTGTTCTTCACTTCTAGGTCTGTGAATTAACTTACCTTTAGTGTTCTTAAAATGACCATCTTTGGTCACATAATCTGATTGTCTAATGCTACGAGCCTTGACATCGTATGCTTTAAACTCGCCCGTTTCTCTGTTTAGGGTTACAATGTCAACCAACCCTAATCCCATAAGGGGTACGAATACTAAGAGGTTGGGGTTCTTTGTTAATTCAGCTTGAACCTCTAGTTCAGCAACAATTCCCTCAATCGTCCTCTTATCCCTTTTTGACATATCACCACTTCACTTTGTCTGCCCAATATGCTGCTGACATTTTGCCTTTTGAAATATTGCTTGCGTGCCGTGCTTTAAACGACTTTCTCCTAGCCTTCTCACTAGCCGTCTGAGGATTCTTACCTGCACCACTCACACCTTGTTGACCAAAGCGAATTGTCTTCACCTTGTCGCCTTCTTTAGCCACGACAACATGAGACTTCTTAGGGTGGCTCGGTGTCCTCTTAGGTTTGTTATAACCGCTCACACCAACTCGTGATAATCTAGGGTCTTTAGCCATTTTCTTCTTCCTTCGGCATATATACTATAACAAACGCATTACATTTAGGACAAGACAGGTTAGTCTCCATCTCATAATCGTCGTTTTCTTCACTTATATTGTGGTCACCGCCCCATATGAGGTCTTTTTCACAATGCCAACATTTCATTTCCCTTGCCCCCTGTATTTTTTAAAACTACGTCTTTTCGCTTTATTCATGGTAGACATAATCGGTTTTCTCCCCTGCGATGTGCCTTTTATGATAGGCTCATGCAGTTTAATCTCTTTCACCTTAGCCATTATTTTTTCTTCTTCTTAGGGAATCCTTTTTTCATATTTGCATAGGCTTTTGCAGATATAGTGGATTTCTTCTTAGGACGTGATGTTCCTGCTTTTTTTCTTTTATTGATGTTTTCGTATAAACTCATATGCCACCTACATTTATAAAGCTATTCTATAAAATTGATAAAATGCGTGTTCTTCTGTTAGTAGGTGGCTTAATCTCTGCTGAAAATCATATCCGCAAAATCTTTAATTTCTGCATCATTCATTCCCTGCCCCTTTAGAATACTTAACGCAACGACACAAAGTGCACCGGCAACTTCATGACTGTCTGCAGCTTCCATACGCATCAGCGATAACGACATATTCGCATACATATGGTAAATCTCAGAACATTGTTCCCAAAATTGTTCGTCGTTTATGTCTAAATCTTCAGGTCTTGGAAAGTCGATAATATTCGTCATACAATCCACCCGCCACTACCATAATCAATCTTTTGATTGAACTTATAACCCGCACCATTCCCTGATGCTCTAATAGCATTACTTGCAAACGTCAACATCAACGCATCAGCAATATCCGGGCTACGCATACCACGTTTTTTCATCTCGTCTTTGCTTTCGACTTTGAACTTACCGTTCGACATAATCGAATACTGTACCGCAGTCAATTCAGCAATTAATTCTTCTTGGTCAGGTATCACGCAGTCTTTATGTTCCAACCACTCACGACACTTGAACCACAGTTCGTCCCTCAGTCTTACATAGCGGTTGTTCAAGCTAGAACTCTCCGCCACGTTAATCCCTCTAGCCGGTATATTTAATTCAACCAACCTGTCGACGACACCTGCACCAAGACCAATAGAGTCCACCAACACTTCTGAAGGGCGGTCTCTGTAAGGGGTAGACTCGTACTCTGCCATGATAATACCAACCGTTTCCATGAGGTCTTTGCCACCCCAATGCTTGATTGGTTCGGTTATCACGTTCCCCTTACGTTTACACAGAGCACAACGGTCGCTGCCATGTCTTGCAACGTCTATTCCCCAAACGGGCAATACTTCTATAGGGTCAACTTCCCGGTCTATAGCGGACTCGACAAGGGCACGACCCATAATAGCATTATCATCGGTTTCAGGGGGCAATCCAAGCACCCTAACCCTAAATACGTTAGAATCCTCTCCATATTGCCTTTTCATATCTTCTACATACTGTGGGTCTACTGTGTCGGCATCTAAACACGATACCGTCATAGTCTTCCAACTCTCCAAATTTTTGTTGAATGAGTCGTAGAAATAACCCGTAGCACGGTTGGGGTTACCAACCATAATAGTCTTTGCACCGTGTGTGGACATTGCACCTTGTGCAACTTCAAAAATAATATCAGGCACACCTGATGCTTCATCGATAATAAATAACATATTGGGGGAGTGGAAGCCCTGTAGTGCTTCAGGATTCTCTCGTCTACTCGTTCTGCTCACGCAAAAACTGTCGGGTGCATTTTTGAGAGTTATTTTATCCGAACGAAACTCCAACTCATCTTGAAATGCCTGTGGCATCATTTTGTACCACTTTTGGATTTCAGACCACAATATTTGTTCTAGCTGTGATGCAGAGTTAGCCGTACAGGCAATTTTACATGGATAGTGCGTACAGAGCCACCAAAGTATTACGAATGATAAATACGTCGTTTTACCGACAGCATGACCACTTCGTATTGACAGTCTGTTATGCTTGTTTATGTTTTCTAAGGCTTCTTTTTGCCACTTCTGAGGTTCTGCTTGTAGGCAGGTACGAACGAATAGTACCGGGTCGTTACGCAGAGCAAGAAGTGTCTTCGCCGCATCAGTTAATTCTTGTTTTGCCATTTTTGACCTATTGTGCCGCCTTACGACGGCACGGGAAGGTATCTAATAATATGATTATAATAAAGTAAGGAGACTAACTATGAAGTTAATCTATAGCCAAAATTATGAAAGGATTTTTTGCATAAAATGCCTATATAACATACAAACTAACTTATGCTGCAAAACCTGTCAAATATTTTTTTTCATGCCCTGTGAATTTTTATAATTTTTACAAGGGGGTGGGGGTGTGCAAATTTTTTTATGAGGGGGGTAATTTAAATTTAATGCACCCCGTATATAAAATAGGGTAGGGGCTATAAGAACAAAACAAGAACATATTTGTTCTCTTTTTGTTCCTGTCATTCTGCATTTAATCAATGCTAGATAATCATTAAAAAATCTTTATATTTCAATAGTTTATGGTTGCACGGTTTATAGGTTTAAAAAACCGTTTAACTTTCATCATGTTCAATTATTTTGGTGTTTATTTCTTTTAATGCTTCTGTAAACGGATTGCCGATACCTATATTTACATTAAATTCGGGCGGAATAAAACGGGCAATTGCCGTTAAAGTGGCGGTGGGATTGGCTTTTAACGAATCCGCCAACACTTCGGGCAAGGTTGTATTGTGTTTTTCCGGCAAAATTCTATTAACCGCATCTTCAATTGCTATATTTATTTGGTTTACTAAAGATATTGCGTGTTTGTTTGTAGAGCCTTTTGGACGTCCCCGCCTTGCAATTGATTTATTTTCTTTATTATTTAAATCGTTAACCATATGAAAAACTTATCTTTTTTTGTTTA